GCTGGTAACGGCCACCCTCTTTGCGGATGATCGCCATCGCCGCAGAGAGGGTGTCCACCACTTGGACGCTTCCGGCCTTGGTGGTCACCTGGTACTTCTTCTTGTTCCCGCAGCCGCACGCCAAGGCTCAGCCCTCCGTCTTGGGTTCCGCCTCGGCGGTCGGCTCCGTGGCCTTCTTCGCCGGAGCCTTCTTCTTCGCCTTGGTGCCGCCGGTGCCCGCGTGGGCTGCGGCGTGACGCTCGGCCCACGCCTTGGGTGTGGTGTCGAGCTCGCTCATGGTGCGGGCGGCGACGGGTTGTCGGTGTCGTCGACGCGGCCCCAATCACCGTGGCCGGGCGCGGTGGACGAGTGGTTGGCGTGCTCCGCGGCCCACTCCTTCACGCTCCTGCCGGTGTCGGCCACCAGCGACGTGTCGGTCTTGTTGGTCAGGTCTGGCATGGAGTCACCGTACCCTTCGGCGATGGCGCGTCCCGTGCTCCTCGATCTGTTCTGCGGAGCGGGCGGTGCGGCGATGGGCTACTGGCGCGCCGGGTTCCGGGTGATCGGCATCGACAACCGCCCCCAGCCGCATTACCCCTTCGAGTTCCGTCGCGGGGATGCGCTGTCGCCGCCGTTTCCCGTCGCCCAGGTCGCCGCAATCCACGCTTCGCCACCGTGCCAGGCGTACAGCCAGGCCAACTACATCCACAACGGGGAGCATCCGGAGCTCGTCGAGATGACGCGGGCGATGCTCGTCGCCACCGGCAAGCCCTACGTCATCGAGAACGTGCCCAACGCGCCGCTCGTCGATCCGGTGACGGTGTGCGGCTTGGCCCTCGGGCTCAGCGTCAAGCGCCACCGCCTGTTCGAGTCGAACGTGGCGCTGATCGGCACCGAGTGCCCCGACGGACATCCCGGCGGGTGGGTGTCGGTGTTCGGCAACACGGTGTTGACCCGTGGCCAACTCATCGGCCCGCGCACGGTCCGCTCACATCTGCACGTGTCGTACGGACGTCGCGCCATGGGCATCGACTGGATGAGCCAGCATGAGCTGTCCCAGGCGATCCCCCCGGCCTACACCGAATGGATCGGCTCTCAGCTGATGGCTGCGCTCAACGCCTCGACGCGCAGCGCGCTGACCTGACGGGCCAGCCGCTCGGCGCGGATGCGGCGCTCCTTGTCGACCTCACGCTGATCGAGGCGGGCGATGACGGCGATGGCGACGCGCTCCGCCTCCGCGGCGTTCGGATCGGTGCCGACCACCGCAGCAGCGACCAGCGAGGTCGGGCGTCCCGCGCTCGCGGCCATCTGCACCCGAGGAACGGGAAACCCCGGGACGTTGACCGCCAGCGCGGCGACGAGTTCCAAGTTCCCGCCGATCCGCCGCCAATCACCTGACAGCGCACCCGTCGCCTTGAGCGCATAGGTCTGCTGATCGGAGACACCCGGTCGCATCATCCCGGCGACCCAGATGCCGTGGTCGTCCTCGCCGACGTTGACGTCAGCCACGCCGGTGCCGGTGTTGTCGTAGTGGCTGACCGCGGCCTGGGGGCCGTCGTCCTTGCCCGCGTGGCCGGTGTCCATCGTGATCTGCCCGACGGCGACGGTGCTGCCGTCGGCGGTGGTCACTTCGCCCGTGCGGAAATGGGCGTAGTTCGTGGCGCTGCGCGGCGGCTTGACGCAGTCGCCGCTGATCCCGACGTGACACGTCTCCCACGCCGCGAGGTGGCCGAGGACACGGCCGTCGCTGGTGATGGTCAGTGGGGTCGGCGAGTCGAACCCGGGGTCCTCGAACCATTCCGAGGGAGGTGCGACCACCGACGGAGCAGCCGCCGTCAGCGGGTGGGTGTGGGCGCCCGCGTCGAGCGAGAGCGAGTGGGTGTGCGACACGGGGTCGTCCTCCAGTTCGTTCGCCGCGGCGAACGCCGCGTCGATCATGGCCAGCGTCTCCGGGGAGACATCGTCTTCGGGCGTCGGCTCCAGCGTCGAGTCGCCGTTCCACCCATCCGGCACCGCGGCAGCGCGACGGTGGCCGCGACTCTCCGGGTTCCAGATGCCCATCACTTCCTTGTGCATGTTCTGGCACGTGCCCCAGGCATATGGACCGACGTACTTCGACAGGTACTGGTGGCAGCGGGTCAGATCGTTCGGCGAGCCCCAGCCGATCTTCGCCGCACCTGCGCCCTTCTCCCAGTAGTCACGCAGCCGTTGGGTATCACGCGGGTTGGTCAACCACCCCGGGCCGTCGTGGGTGCCCGGCGCGGCCACCAGCTCGCAGTCTTCGTCGCATTCGGCGCTGGCCGTCCACGAGTCGGGGAGCAGATCGGTCAGCCCGAGCGCCCTGGCTCGCTTGCGGATGTGCGCCTTGGCCTTGGCGGGATCCTTGGCGCGGCCGATCGCCTGGATCGCGTTCTTGAGGTCTTGCGCGTTGGCGATCGGGAAGCTGCCGTCGGGCATCGCCGTGCCGCCCTTGGCCATCCGCTTGCGCTTCTCGGTGTCGAACGTCCGCGCCAACAGCGTGTCCGGTTCGGTGGCGGCGGTCATCGCGGCGCGCAGCGTGCAGCGACAATTGATCCACACGTCCGGCGGGCCGACGGGCTGGCCGGGATACTCCAGCGGATGGCCGTCGACGATGAACGGCGTGCCCGCCGCGCGCACCTCGCCGTGCAGCGGGCGGTGGGTCTCGCGGACCTTGTCGTCGAGCATCGTGATCCACTCGAACTCGGACCCGTCCGGCGCTGCGGCGACGGATGCCGCGTTGTACGCCGCGGTGGCGAAGACGTGGGTGACGCGCTCGGGCTGATTGAGGTCGTCGTCATCGGGAAAGGTGTGCGCCGCGGCGGAGTTGAGCGTGTTCAGGAACTGCGCCTCGGCGCGCTCGTAGCGCTCCGGTTCGCCCCCGGCCTCGTCATAGGCCATCGAGAACGCCACTGCCGCGGCTTCGCGCAACTCGCTCATCCGCATCGAGTGGTCGGTCTGGGTGAGCGCGGCGACGACCTCGTCAGCGATCAGCGTCTCCAGGTCGGTGATGTTCACACAGCCTCCAAGGCGACCGGTGCGGGACGCGACGCGAGCAGCGCCGCCAGCACGGTCATCGAGTGGGGGCGCTTCGACGAGAGCAGCCCCCGGACGTAGAAGTCGAGCGTCTCGATGATCGAGGCCGCATCGGTGGTGTAGTCGGCGAGCACCTCCGGGGCGCACTCCCACGCGCCGTCGAGCAGCTTGTCCGGGTCGCCGGACAGCGTCCGGTACACCTCGGTCACCGGCATCGCTGCGGTGATCGTGCGCGGGTGGCCGTTCTTCAGCCGGTTCCCGGCGCGCTCCAAGGCGCGGAACACGAGCACGTCACACGCTGCGCTCATCCCGTCGTTGCGCTGCAACAGCTCGATGCGACGGCGGGCGTCCTCGGGGCGCGGTGGGCTGCGCTGTTCCAACTGTGGGTCGACGTCGAGGCGCATGTCATCGGGGGGTGGCTTGTTCTCACCCGTGGGCATGTCGATCGGCAGGTGGGCCCCGAGCAGGTCGAGCGCGGCCTGGGTCTGCTCGGGCGAGGTCGACCCGGTGGCGACCCGGCGCAGCAGCCACTGGACGAACTCCTCGGCCTCTGGCGCGTCCTCCGGTTGGAATCCGGTCTCGCGGCGCAACGCAGTGCCGCTCAGCTCGCCGAGGTTGAACAGCTCGATCGCTTCTTGGCTGCGGTTCGGGCGCAGGCGGATCGACGAGGTGTCAGCGATGACGAAGTACTCGTCGGGATCGGGGACCAGCCCTTCGATCGACGGTCGTAGATAGGCCGTGGATAGCGCATAGGCGATGACCGCGAGGCGCGGTTCGAGGTGGGCCTTGACGGCCGACTCCTCGGACAGCCACGCGTTCCAGTGGTTGGCGTCGGCCATCCCCAACAGCACCTCGGGCGGGACGTCGAGGCCGAGGGCGAGACGCTTGATCGAGGCATCGCGCATCTCGATGATCGCCGCGTCGAGTTCGCTCCAGAACTTGACGTGCTCGTTCTTGCCGAGGCTCTCCGTCGGGACCATCGCCACGATCGGGACGATCGCCGACGGGTCGCCGGGGTCACCGATCGGCGTCATCATCGACTCACCGAGCAAGGCCATGAAGATCTGCGCCTGTGACGCGGCCGGGTCCATCCCCGGCGGCACCGGGAACTGCACCTCGTTGGAGAGGAACAAGATGCCCGCGCCCGCCAGGCGGCTGCGGATCTGCGCGGCGATGTGCTGGTCGTAGGCGACGATCTGGCCGAGCGTCGACAGGTTGGCGCGCACCGGGCTGTCGGCGCGGGTCGGGTCTTTGGGGTGCGGCGTCCAGATGCGGATGGTCAGGTCGCCGGGGCGCAGCTCGGTGGCCCCGCCCTCGGTGCCGAAGTCGGCCTTGAGCTTGCGGCCGGGCTGTTGGGTGACCTTGCCGGAAGCCAGCGTGGCCCAGCTGTCGTCGCGCTCGCGGTTGACGACATAGCCCTCACCGGCCACCGTCAGGTGGACGCCGAGCTGCTGCAACATCTCCGCCTGGCCTTGTGGCCCGCCGTACAGCGCATCCATCGCTTCTGCGGCGGGGCCGTTGGCGACCGGGATCAACATCCGCCCTTCACGGTGGGCGGCGGTGAGGCGGGCGCGGGACATCACGTTGCCGAGCCACGTCGACACGTAGCGCAGTTCGCCGACGGTCTCCCAGAAGTTCCACGCCTCGGTCTGCCAGCCTTCGAGGCGACCGGCCATGTTGCGCGACGTCGTCGGTAGCCGCACCGCGGAGGCGAGGAAACCGGTGGGAGCCTGTGGCTCTGCGATGCGTGCCCGTGCCATCGCGCCGAAGGTTACGCCTCTGTCATTCCGCCGTCAGGCACCGTCACGGATGAACACCATCCCCGTGTCGCGGAAGTACGTCCCCCACGGCTCGACCAAGTTGCGGGTGATCCCGGTGGACGAGTGCAGGTCGTAGCCGCGTTGGAGCATCTTCTGGACCCAGTACACCTGCGGTTGCTCGTTGACGTGGTGGTAGCCGCCCTGTCCCGGCACAGCGTGGGTCATCGCCACGATCTTGCCGTTCGAGAGGACGTTGAGGTAGTTGTCGACGTACGCCTCGTCGATGTGTTCGGCCACCTCGCAGCTCCACACGAGATCGACGGGCATGACGAAGTCGTGCGTGGAGCAGATGTCGTGTCCGATGATCGGATGGACGGCGCGGGCGACGTTGCGGGAGAGTCCGTCGATGCCGACGGCGTAGACGCCGAGGCGGTTGAACCAGGCGACGGCATGGCCTTCGCCGCAGCCGACGTCGAGCACCGAACGCACCGCGAAGCGGTCGACGAGGTAGCTCCACACCGTCGGGCAGAAGGTGTGGTCGTCGCCGTGGCGCAGGTTGCCGCCAAGGTCGGGCCGGTCGGCGTCGATGACTGCCGGGTTGGCCGCTCGCGGCCACTTCACCGAGAAGGACGGTCGTTCTGCCACGCCGGGCACCTTGGCACAGCGGGCGGGTCAGCCCGTCGGTCGGTAGTCGGCGACGCGCATCACCGGCGTGATCCGATCCATGTCGGACAGCCCGCCGGGCATCTCCCAGTCGGCGTACAGGCCGCGCACCTGGGCGTCGGTGACGGTGTTCGCGTCGACGGAGATCGACGGCCGCTCCAAGCCTGCGTAGTCGAGCAGGTACATCCCGTAGGTCTGGATGGCAGTGAACGCCATCTGCCCGATCGGCGTCAGCCCCGCGGGCATCGGCGTGCCGGGCGGGATGCCGAAGCGAGTGCCCTGCTCCAGTGGCCCGTAGCCCTGGGGGTCGGGTGAGGTCGCGGGCCAGCGCACCAGTGTCGGGGAGAACATGCTGCCGGGGGCGGCGATGGCCAGGGCGTGGTCGATGACGCCGCGGGCGATGTCGCGGCCGTTGATCGCCCCGGCGATCCACGAGGTGTTCGTCGCCCGGACCCCGGCGTTGAGTCCGCCCGGGCTGCCCGCGCCGAGGCCGTTGGCGATGTCGCCGGTCGCCCAGCCCATGCTGCCCCGCGTGCCGGTGACGACCCGCCGGACGGTGTCGACCCGCGCGTTCCACACCTCGACGTAGGTGCCGGTGGTCTGGTCGATGAGCACGACGAGGTGGTCGGTGCTGTGGTCTTCGTCGGTCGCCGCCGGGCCGTGCATCGTGAACGTCTGCGCCGGACGGTTGCGGTTCCACGGCGGCGGGGCGATGTAGTCGGGCATCTGGAACGTCCACAACGGGTCGCCGCTGTTGCCGAGCCACACCCGGGAACTGCCTGCGTCGACCTGCGCCCACCACCGGCGGATCGCGCCGGACGGCTCGACGTGCAGGGTGCGCGAGTCGAACCACTGGGTGCCTGCCGGGAACGGGGTGTTGAACGGTGAGTCGGCAGCGAACGGCCGCGTCGTCAGGTAGTTGAAGATGGACGAGACGGGAGGCGTGGGTGGCGGTGGCGTTGGTGGTGTTGGCGGTGGCTGGGTGGTGGTCGGGGTGGTGGTTGGCGCGGTGGTCGAGTGACCCGGAGCGGTCTTGCCGGGAGGGTCCTTCTTCGTCACCCGCACCGCAACGGCGGTGGCATGGGCGCCGCGGTCGATCTTGGCGTCGGCGTCGGCGGCGCTCACGGCCAGCGCGGCGGTGATCGCCCCGGTCATCACGGCCACACGCCGGTACAGCGTGGACATGCGGGCAAGTTACGCACCCGTGATTCGTCGCTCGCGGATGCTCAGCCGCGTTGGTCGGGCGGGATGTCCCTGGCGTTCATGAACCCGGCGAGCCACGACAGCGCAGCGATCACGTTGACGAACCACCACGTCCAGTGGAGGTCGGTAGCCCACCCCCAGCCGACGATGATCGCGGCGACGTACGGCGACGTGCACCACGAGCACTCGACGAGGACACCCCACTTCTCGGGGACGGCGCGGATGAAGCGTTCGGTCAGCCAGCGGGTGGGCGGGTAGTCGTCATCGACGATCAGCCGGGTGAAACGGGCCGTTGCCAGCACCCCGACGATCGCCGCGCAGATCAGAACGAACGGCGCGTCGAACGTCAGGGGGCTGGCGTCGGCGATCACGTCAGCGGCTGGTCGGGTTCACCGTCGGCGGCGTGCCACCCTGGCCTGGCGGAGTCGGCTTCGTGCTCGCCTCATCCTCTGCCGGAAGCCACACCCAGGCGGCCTTGGTGCCGGACACGGCGACGACCCACTCGCCGTCGTCGTCGGGCGGCTCGGTCGGCTGGTCACCGACGTCGAAGGCCATCGGCATCGGCGTCGGGGCGATCGGCTGGCCGGTCGCGTAGTCGAACCCGGGCAGACCCTGGTTCGGGTAATTGCCGCCACCCGGCCCCCACGGCGAATCGGGGAGCCCACCGGGCAGACCCTGGCCTGGACGGCCACCGCCGCCGGGAAGTCCCTGGCCGGGTCGATCGCCGGGCCCCCACGGGGAGTCGGGCAGTCCTCCGGGCAGACCCTGGTCCGGGCGTCCGAACCACGGCAGGTCCTGATCCGGTCGACCGCCCTGACCGGGGAGTCCCTGACCGGGGCGTCCACCGCCGCCGGGCAGACCCTGGCCGGGGTGTCCGTAGCCGGGGAGACCTTGGTCCGGTCGTCCACCGAAGAACGGGGGCAGACCCTGGTCCGGGCGACCGCCGATCCCCCCCGGGAGCGAGTTGTCGGGGAAGCCGGGCCACGCCCAGTCGTCCACCCACGCACGCACTGTCACGTATTGGAAGCTCATCTGTCTCCTTTGGTTGGGATTGCTGAAAGGGGGGGTCGGGGCACCGTAACCGTCAGTCGTCGACGGGGTGTTCGGCGCGCCACTCGTCGAGGCGGTTGGAGGGGACGTACACCTCGGCGGGTCGGTCGCCGTCCCATTCGACGTCGCCGGTGGCGACCATGTCGACGCGGATCCCGTTGTGCCACATCGCCGCGGGTGCACGTCCGGCTTCGAGTGCCATCCACGCGCCGTCGAGTCCATCGACCAGGCGGATGACGATGACGTGCTGAACCTTCACTGGGCCACCGTGTCGAGCGCCTTGGAGATCGTGTCGCGCAGGTCGTCGAACGCCCCGCCCCACGCGCCGGGGTCGGTGGTGTAGGCGGTCTGGTCGGTGCGCCGTTCGGCCTCCATGAACATCCCGACGGCGCGCTCGGCGTCGCCCGCCTTGAGGAACAGGCGGCACAGGTCGACCCACGGTTCACGCCGCTCGGGCGCTTCGCCGATCGCCTTCCACAGCCAGCGTTCCGGGCTGTAGTCGATCGCGGCGAGGATGCGGTACGCCTCGGCGCGCTCGGCGCCCCACCCGCGGGGCATGTCGAGGAACGTCGTCATCGCCACCCGGCAGTCGTCCCAGCGTCCCGCGTACCACAGCTCGCGGGCGAAGTAGAAGGCCATGCGGTGGTCGCCGGGATACTCGGTCGTTGCTTCTGCAAGGACCGAGAGGTTGGAGAGGTGATGACTGCGGCGCTCCGGCGGGCTGGTGTGCTCGATGATCAACTGCGGCAAGTCGCGTGCCGCGGCCGGGCCGGTGAGCACCTCGTGGGTCGGGTACTTCCAGCGGAACCCGGGGCGTTGGTGGAGGTCGTCGCGGGTGATCTGGTTCCAGATGCCGCCGTTGTTGTGCACCCGGTAGCGATACCGCGGCACGTCAGGGTGGTAGGCGTCCTCGATCATCGCCCGCCACCCATCGGGCAGCCGCTCATCGGCGTCGAGCCGCAGATACAGGTCGGCCGCGGGGGCGAGAGCCAAGGCCATGTTGCGCGCGTCGTCGAAGCGGAACGGGTCGAGCGCCGCGTCGAGGTTGCCGATGCCGTGGAACAGCAGCTCGCGCCGGGTGTTGTCGGTCGAGCCGGTGTCGAGGACGAACCGCGCGTCGGCGTCGCCGGTCGTCTCGGCCCACTCGGCGATGTTCGCTTCCTCGTCTCGAACGATTCCGTACACGCACAACTTCATCTCAATGGCACCCTTCCGAGGTGGCGGCGGGCGGCCAGCTGACGACGCGCGTCAGCGGCCGGGCGGAGTTGGCTCGGAGAAGCGACGTCAGCGGCGACGGCCTTGCCGAGGAGGTTGGTGGCGGCGTGGACGAGAGCGTCGACGCGATCGGGCGAGTCCTTGTCCTCGTAGGGCTGCCACGTGGTCATCTGCTCTTCGAGCTCGGTGAACGTGCCGACGTGGTGGACCTTGTGCTGCTCGTAGACGCCGACGATCGGCTCGGCGCGGATCGCCTTGCCGCGGCGCGACTTGACGCGGATGATCCGCTTGGCCGACCCGGCCGACTTCAAGTTGGACACGACCATGTCGCCGCCGTAGTTGTCCTCGGCCACGACCGCATCCGCCGAGAAGTCGTCGTACGCCGCGTCCACCGCCATCGCCCACCCATACGGCGAGAACTTGCCGGAGCGGTCAGCGAGGACGTACAGATCGTCCCCGGCGCGGCCGACGACGACGATCCCGGTCTCGTCGGAGTTCTTGTTGGCGGTTCCCGCGGGGTCGACCCCGACGACGACCCGGTCGAAGTGCTCGGGGAGGACGGCGAGGCGGTCCGGCTCGATCATCTCCCACGTCCACAATGCACCTTCGACGTCTTCGAGGATGTCGCCATGAAGCTCTTGGCGTCCGAGACGGGTGCCTTCGTAGCGGTTGATGATGATCTTGGCGAACGACGGGGCGAGGTTGTCCAAGTTGGCGTAGGTCGACGCGCGGGCGATGCGCGTGTCGGGATCCTTCATCAGCACCTTCAGCCACGGTCGCGGCTTCGGCGTCGTCGTGCAGACGACGCGCGGCCGTCGCCCGATGCGCAGCCCGAACAGCAAGTTGTCCCACACCTCTTGGATCAGCGGGAAGTGGGCCGGTTCGTCGATCCACGCGTAGCCGTGCTCGGGGCCGCGGATGCGATCGGGCTCCTCACCGGAGAACACGGTGCCGATGCACCCGTTGGGCCAGGTCAGGCGGCGCTTGGACGGTTCGTAGTGGGGCTTCAACCCCGGCCGGGCGATCGTCATCAGGCCCGATTCGCCCTCGATCATGATGTCCCGGGCGTCCGGGCCGGTTGCCCCGACGATCGCCAAGCGGCCGGTGATCTCGGTCATCCGGTGGGTGAACTCGCTGCCGGTGCGGGTCTTGCCCGCGCCGCGCCCGGACATCAGCAACCACGTCAGCCAGTCGTCATCGGTCGGGGGGTGTTGGTCGGCGCGGGCGTGGTTCCACTTCCATTCGTCGTGGGGCTTGCCGTTGCACCCGGCCCGTGGGCAATAGAACGGGCGCCACTCGTCGTTGCGCGCCGACTGCAACGCTTCGAGCGCCTTGCGTTGCGCTTGGGGGCTCCATTGGCGCCAGGCTTCGGTGTCAGTCATCGCGGGCCGATCAGTCCTCCGTCGAGCAGATACGTCATCGCATCTTGGGGCAATCCGTCGCAGACGACGAGGATGGTCCCGATGGCCAGGCGGACGAACCGCGCCGGGGCCAGGTCGCGACGCCTCGCCGCGTCGTTGATCAAGCGCATCTCGCCGACGGGAACGTGCAAGGTGAACACGACGTCGCGGGGCGCCAACGCAGCGGCTTCGGCCTTGGTCATGCCCAAGGCGCGGTTGCGCCAGTTGCGGTTGCGGGGGGTCGTGTCGAGCTCGTCGAGCCGCTCGCGCACCCACTTCACCACCCGTTCGTCGTCGTCGGGGATCACGTCTCCACCGCGACAGCCTCGATCGCCCCGATCACGTCGGCCTCCATCGCCCGCAGCGTCTCCGTTTGCTGGCCGACGATCGACGACACCCAGTTGTCGATCTCGTTGGCGGTGGGGTTGTGGATGACGAGCTCAGACGGCGCGTCCAGCCCGAACAGCTTGCAGTAGCGGTCGATCAGCTCACGGGCCACCTTGACCGCGGCGAGGTGCTCCTCGTTGTCGGGGTTGGTCGCCTTCGTCCACACGCTCCTCAACAGCCGCTCCAGGCGCGCCCCGTTCTCCGCACGCATCCGCTCCCGGCCGTCCTTGTCCTCCCACGCCCGCCAGGCCAAGGCGTGCTCCGTGTGGTCGCGGGCTTCGGCCGCACCCGCCAGGCCGAGCGCCTCGGCGACTTCGGCGTAGGACGCCCCGGCCAGCCGCAAGGCCAGCGCGGCCGACGCTTGACGCGGAGGCTTGCGCTCCTCAGCCATCGCTCACAGCGTTCGAGTCACTACGCTCCGCGCGCTGGCGGGCGATGACCTTGAAGCGCCGGTTCTTGCCGTATTCGTCGTCGCGGCGGAACACGTTGTCCACGTGCATCGACTTGCCTTCGGTGACGCGTTTGGCGTGGGCCTTGGACTTGACCTCGCGCCCAACGCAGTAGCCGATGTAGTCGGACATCGACCACCCCCGGTTCCGCGCTCTCACGGCCACCTCGCGATATTCGTCATACGGCAGGCGCACCGTCAGAGCTTGACGTTGGCCCCGGCTTGGCATGGGCATGTGGTTCATCATGCCTCACGGACAGCCGCGCGGCGACGATCGCCGCGACCAACGTTCCCGGGGACACCCCAGCGCGCACCGCCGCCTCACGCACCGAGCGGTCCAACCCCCGCGGCAGCCGGAAGCAAATCGGCCGACCGTACGTCCTCACAGCACCCGCCACACTCCATCGACCCCGCGCACCGCCTCACACCCCAAACACCGCCGCATCCCCGAGTTCATCAAGGCGGTTTGCGCGTGGCGACAGTTGCCCGGGATCACCGCCGCAGGCGACGTCAACACGTCGAACGTCGACGGCCCGACCACCTCTTGCGCGACGAGCGGGGCCGAATCCCCCGTCACCGGCTCACCAACCCGAGCGCGCAGCGCGGCCACGGCCTCATCGGTGATCGCTTTGCGCTTCTCCTCGACCGTACGTATGTTCGATCCGTCTGACAGCGGGAGCACCCCTTGAGCATCCCGCCAGATCATCGCCTCAATCGCCGCGGCACGCGTTTCCCCCGGAGCACGTAGCTCATCAATCCGCGCCCACGCATCAACGGACAGACGAACAGTGGCTTGGACAGCCTTCTTGGCGGGGTCTTTGAGGGGACGCGGCATGACCCGATCATAGGCGAATCGCGAATCGCGAAACTAGCCCCGTAACGCGAGGCGCGAATCGCGAAATGGGCTCTTCCAGAGGGTTTCGCGAGTCGCATCGGCCCGAGCAGGGGCTCACCGGGCGGGCGGAACGCCCCCACTCAGACCGACGTACCAGCCGCAACGCCATCGAAGGAGGACAGCGCAGCGGGGCAAGGCCAGCGTAGACCAGCTACCAGGGGCAACTCGGTATACCGGAGCAGCGGGAGGACGCTCACGGATAGCACAGCGATGAGCGCCACTTCGTGCCGGGCCCAGCCGGAGCAGCCCGACCGCCCCTTACCTAACCTTAACCTCATTCTTACCTTTCTCTTACCTTCCAGCCGGACCGAGCTCTTACCTACCTTTAACCTTATTCTTACCTAGTTCTTACCCTGGAAGGTAGTGGTTACGGGTTGGCGGCGATAGGCTTACTACCGTAAGTGAAAGGGCGCCCGATAGGCCGGAAGTACCGGTAGGGCGAGAACGAAAATGGATGAGAACATGATTGACCTGGGGTTCGTCACCCCCGACTTCGTTAAGGCCGTAGCTGCGGCTGAGAAGTACTGGACGGCACCTGAGGGTGCGGCCGATGTCCGCGATCGGATGGCGGGTGAGCTGGGCCTGGACCTGGCCACGGTGGAGCGTCAAGACTTCGCCGCCCACCTCGACCGTGAGCGCATCTACGACCGGATGTCCGGTCCTTCGGTCAAGAACCCGCTGGTCCGTGAGCTGGCGTGCCGGTTGCGTGAGGCTGGCTACTCGGCCCATGCGGTGGCGTTCCTGCTCGGGGTGCCGCCGAAGACGGTGGCCGGGATGAAGTCCGCCGCTCTTGCGAAGCGGGCTGCCGATGCCGAGAAGGTGGCGGTCGCCAGCTGACCGAGATG